TTGGTATGTAATCCGTACTCCTGTTGGTCTTGAAGTTGCTGAACACGTTAGAGAACTTAATAACGGTTCAGTAGAAATTTTAGATTATACAGGCGAGTACGTCACAATCTACAAGTCTGATATTATTGCAGCTTATCCAGCACAACGCGATGCGCTTGAAGCAAAGCTTCGTGGGGAAAAGGCTCAAAAGCAATTGCGTAGTTTTTGGCTTGAAGCTCTAAGGGCTGAAAAAGCTGCTAAGCGATTGCTTGATGAAATAGTTTCGCAAGCAGTGCTCAATGCCGATTAGGAGCTAAAATGTTTAATTGGTTTTGCTTTTGCTTTAATTGCGATGGCCGTAGTTTTGAAAGTTTGTGAGAAGCTATAATGAAAAAGCAAAAGCAAAAACCGATATATATAACAAAGTTACGAAGCTGAAAGAAAAGCTTTCCAGTCTTGAGAAAGCCAATCTTACAAAAGTAATGGAAGGTTCTAAATCTAGAGCCGATAGCCTGTTGAGGAAGTTCTAATGTCAAATTTTCTAGGCCAAGTAAGTCAAGGCGCTCCGCCTAACGGACAACGAATTGTCATCGCTGCTGTTGAAAAGGTTGGCAAAACTACTTTGGTTGCTAATGCGCCTAGAGCTTTGCTTATTCCTATGGAAATGGGGTTTGCCAGTGTTAAAACCCCTGTTACTCCAATGATTACTAGATTTGATGATCTTATCAGCCTACTTGATGAAGTTAAAGGCTCTATCGTCGCCGGTAAATTTCCATATAGGACACTTGCATTTGATAGTGCAACTGCCCTTGAACAGTTAATTCATAATAAAGTTATTGAAACTGATCCTGATGTTATAAAGAAAACTGCCAAAAATGTCACTATGGAGACTGCACATGGTGGATACGGCAAAGCTTATCAGTTAGCCAATTCTTATTTTGCTCAATTTACTCGTTATTGCGATGATTTGGCTATTAATGGAAAAGTTAATATTGTCATTACCTGTCACGTCTTTCCCTCATTGGTCAAAGATGCTGCTTATGGCGAGTATAATTCTTGGGATTTACTTCTTCATTCTCCTAAGAATGACAAAACTTACGGCAAACGGGAAATGATGACACAGTGGGTTGATATGATCGGCTTTCTTCATGAACCTTTGTTTGTAGTTAAAAACGAGAATAACAAAAGCACTTTCAGTAAAGGCGTTAGTGCTAATCAAGGAAGAGTTCTAGCGGTTGATCGTACTCCGGGATGGGTTGCGGGTAATCGTTATGGGTTGCAAGGTGTTATTCCAATTCCCAAAGAAAATGGATGGAATGCACTTGCTCACGCTATCTATGTCAATACCGGCATTGATGTTTATAATAGGGACGTTTAAAAATGGTTGCTTACGCTCTAAATTCCCAGGAAGTTAGCCCACAGTATGGCTCTGGCGGCTCGCTTCCTGAAGGCAAGTACAAGGTTGCTATCGTTTCTGAAGAACAGAAGCCAACTAAAGCCGGAACTGGCGGTTATCTGCAATTTAACATTCAAGTAATTGAAGGTCAATTTCAAGGTCAAAAGACTGTTGATCGTTTGAACTTGTGGAACCCTAACGCCCAAGCTGTTGACATTGCGAATAAGCAACTTTCTGCTTATTGCCATGTAACAGGTCAATTTGTTCTGGCTGATACTATGCAACTGCACAATCGCCCCTTCATGATTGAAATAAAGAAAAAGGCTGATAGCGAATATACCGAAATTGCTAAGCTGTTTGACATTAATGGCAATGAACCCGGTAAGCCTGGCTCCGCTCCTGTTAGCCAGGCTCCTGTTGCGCCTCCTGTTGCGCCTCCGCCTCAACAGCAGTACCAGCCCCCAGCTCAACCGCCTCAAGGCGGCTGGCAACCGCCGCAGCAGCAAGCCCCTCAGGAAGCCCCGCAGCAGGGGTGGCAACCGCCTACACAGCCTCAACAGCCTGCACCGCAATCCGGTTGGCAACCGCCTCAAGGTGGCAACCCTGCCATGGGTCAAGCTCCTGATTGGGCTCGCTCCTAACTAATACTAACCCAATGGTACTGTGGGTATAAACATGTACCAATTAATTTAAATGCGCTCTTGGCGGAATAGGTAGACGCGACAGACTTAAAATCTGTTGCTGCAAGGCGTTCCGGTTCGATCCCGGAAGAGCGCACCAATTCAAAAAAGAGGATAAAACAATGCATCCCCCCGATAGACTTTCGGTAAACATGCAAAGCAAACATTTTTATCAAAAGCTTGATCCTCCTGTTCATCCTGACAGTATAGAAATTTATCTTGACGGAAAAAAGCAACAATTTGTTGTTTACTATTGTATCTCTGAAAAGTATTTGATTAGATACAAGATGAATAAACTAAATCGGCCTGTTATCAAAGGCTACAATAACGTAACTGAATTGGTAAAAGGCGAAGTTAAGGTAATAATTAAATGACAATTGACCTTACGGATCATTTCCAAAGAGTTAGACTTACTCGCCAAATAGCCGAAGACATTGAAGCTTATTCCGTTAAAGCTTTTCAAGAAGACCCAAGAACCCATCTTGGAGCTTCCATTATTGGCGATAGTTGTACGGCTAAGTCTTGGAATGTGTTCCGTTGGTTGAAGGCTGAACAGTTTAGCGGTAGAATGTATAGACTGTTTAATCGTGGTCACGGTGAAGAGCACAGAATTGTTCGCTGGCTTAGAGGGATAGGATTTGAAATTCATGAAGTTGATCCACAAACACAAAACCAATTTCGTATATCAGCTAGTAAAGGTCATTTTGGTGGCTCTCTCGATGGTATTGCTAGAGCGCCTAGCCATTACAATCTTCCACATGACTTAATTCTAGTCACTGAGTTTAAAACTCACAGTGAAGACAGTTTTACTAAACTTGCTGGAAAGTTGAACAAGGCAACTTATATTCGTTCTAACCCTACTGGCGTACAGCTTGCAAAGCCAATGCACTTTAGACAAATGAGCGTTTATGGTAGAGCTTGCGGATATAAATATGGCTTATATGTTGCTGTTAACAAAAACACAGATGAAATATACTTAGAAATTGTAGAGCTTGATTGGCACATTGCCGATGATCTTTTTCGCAAAGCTGATCAAGTTATTTTCTCACAAGAAAGACCTTCTAAGATAGCAAACTCTGAAACGTTTTCAGATTGTAAATACTGTAACTTTAAAGGTCTTTGTCATGGTAACGAAGTACCTGATAAGAACTGTAGAAGTTGTGTAAATGCTTTTCCAATTGACAACGGTCAATGGGTTTGCAAACATTGGAATAATATTGTTCCTGCTGATTTTATTCTAAAAGGTTGTGATCAATGGAAAAGAATTGCTTAAACGTGTTGTTTAAAAACAGCTTTAATTACCATTGTATGTAATTATATTTTATGCTTATTCGTGGGCAACTTGTAAAGCTTGTAAAACAGAAAGCTAATATATGGAACCCTCAAGACATAGACCACTATTATATATTGACTTCTTGAAAGCTAGAATAATTCAGCTTGAAGCAATGCTTGTGGCCAAAGACATTGAGCCTGTTCCTGAAGTATTTACTGTTGTCGGTTTAACTCGTCACGAAATTACAATTATTGAAATTCTTTTACATGCTTATCCAAAAAGTGTAAATGTGTATGCAATTGAAGAAGGTTTGCCAAAAAAAGATCATGTTAAAGAACGTGACATTAGAATTGTAAATGTTTATATAAGTAAAATTAGAAGGAAACTAGGTAGAGATATTATAATTTGTACGAAGGAGCAAAACTACAGAATTAATATTTCTAGAGAAGAAGTTGTTAGGCGTTCTTTGGAACGTTTTGAAAAAAATTAAAGGTTCGCACAATGAAGGTCTTTGAAGAACGTTGGTATCAAGCAGAACCTATAGAGCGCCTGTTTGAATACTATGGCGTTCCTAGGCCACTTGATGACAAAGGCAATCCAGTTCAAAAGAATCCGCTTATCTGTTTGCCCACAGGTACAGGCAAGAGCGTTGTTATCGCGAAGTTCATTCAACGCTGTTTTGAGCTTGTTCCAAATACTCGTGTCATCATGGCAACTCACGTTAAAGAGTTGATCAAGCAGAACGCCCAAAAGCTACTTGAAGTATGGCCTCTTGCACCTGTGGGCATATTTTCAGCAGGTCTTAACCAAAGAGATTATTATCAGCCAATTATATTTGGCGGTATTCAATCTATGGCCGGAAAACTAATTTTTGGAAAAGTTGATTTCTTGATAATTGACGAAGCGCACCTTTTAGGTGACGAAGGACGTTATATTCAATTTATCAATGAACTTAGGCTTAGAAATCCTTTTCTTAAAGTTATTGGCCTTACTGCCACTCCTTATCGTATGGGTCTTGGTCTTATGACCAATGGCAGTATTTTTACTGATATTGTTTATAACCAATGTAATCTTGAAGGCTTTGGCCGTCTAATTGCCGAAGGCTATATTTGCCCTCTTATTATTCCTAGCCGTCTTGCTGTTCAGCTTGATGTTTCAGGAGTAGGATTTTCCAAAGGTGAATACAAGCAAGGTGAACTTGAAGAAGCTGTAGATAAATCAGATGTTAATCAAGCTGCTTTGTCTCAATATTTGCAGTATTCTGAAGATAGACGTTCTGGCATTGTATTTGCTTCTGGAGTTAAACATGCTGAGCATATTTGGGAAATGATAAATGATGTTTTCAATGTTCCTGCTGTAATTCTTCATTCCAAGCGTACAGATAAACAAAACGATAAAGCATTGGAAAACTGGAAGCTGGGTAGAGTAAAACATGCTGTAAACATGAACATGCTCACTACTGGCGTTGATAGTCCTATGCTTGATATTTGTGCTGATCTACAGCCAACAATGTCAACAGGAAAGCACGTTCAAAAATATGGCCGTCTCACCAGACCTTTTAAAGAAAATGGTTATATTAAGTATAATGGTCTTATACTTGATTTTGCAGGCAATACCCGTAGACTAGGACCAATTAATGATCCTTTAATTCCTAGAAAAAAAGGGGAAAGTGGCGGCGGCCCTGCTCCTACTAGAATATGTCCTAATTGTGGCGTGTATAATCATGCCACTTTTCGGCAATGTATAGCTTGCGGCTTGGAGTTTGACTTTTCTCCCATTCTTACTACTGAAGCTTCTAGAGCCGAAGTAATGAAGTCGGAGCTTCCATTAGTGGAAGACATTAAAGTTAACAGGGTTGTTTATACTGCCCACACTAGCAAAACAGGCAACAAGTCTATCAAGATCAGTTATTACTGTGGTTTGCGCACCTTCTATGATTGGAAATCTGTTGAAGGTCCTAAACAGTTCACTAAGCATCAAGGAAGAGATTGGTTTAGACAAATATACGGCGAACCGCCGGAACATCTTACCAATGCAGATGTTTTAAACCTTGTTTCTTACCTTCGTGCTCCAAAGACTATTAAGGTTTGGCTTAATAGAAACCCCCATCCCCAAGTTCTATCACAGGAGTTTTGAACATGGATGCCAATACTTATCAAAATCTAGCTTTACGAACTGAAATTGCAGCAATTAAGCTTTGAAACAATAGCAAATGAACATGCGCGAAAAATACTTGTACGAAGCCAGACAAAGAACTTTGATAGTTCTAGTAGAAACTCTATTAGATGCAGGTATTTTTCGAAATTGTTTAAATTGCGAACATTGGCAAAGAGGTATTAATAACTTACCGGAAGGCTGTTCTTTGGCTAGAGCTTTGCCGCCTCCTGAAGTTATAGTTGTCGGTTGCGAACAGCACACAGATTTGATACCGTTCTAATGATTAAAGACCTAGACATACTAATTGAGCACAACTTGTATCGCACCTTTCACAAAGGGCAATATGGTACATGTGGGTGTGAATATGCAAAGCTCTATCCTAATCACTTACTTCCTGAAGAATTGGAGAGATTTAAAATGGGACGCCCTAGAGGATCAACTAACGCAGCTAAGAAAACTGTAGTTGCAAAGCCTAAGAAGAACTCACAGCTTTACGAAGCTCTTGCTTTCATTGGCGTAGCTTCTGAAGACAGAGGCTTTAGTAGCAATAGCTTCTGTATCTTCGAAGATGATTATGTTAAAATGACAGATGGTGTAGTTACCGCTGGCTATCCTGTTGAAGAACAAATTGCTCTTGTTCCCAATTACGAAATTCTTAAGAAAGCTCTTAAGCAGTGTGGCGACACATTTTCAATAACTGAACTTGAAACTAACCGAATTTCAGTTAAAGGTGGAAAGCTTCGTGTTCTTGTTCCTTGCTTGGAAGCTGAAGAATATCCAGGTACTGTGCCTGATCCTATGATCGCGCCTATTGATGACAGGCTTAAGCACGCCTTTGCTTGTGTTGGCAAGATTGCAGATGAAAATTCAGACCAAGCTTTTAAAGCTTCTGTTCTACTTGAAGCTAACGTAGTTACAGCTACTGACACAAAAGTTCTTATGCAATATTGGCACGGCATTAGCTTGCCGCCAAATCTTGTTGTTCCTAAGATTTTTGTCAAAGCAGTTGTTTCTAACAAAGCGCCTCTTGTTGGTTTTGGTTGGAACGCTGAAAAGTCTATTACTTTTTGGTTTGAAGGCGGTGCTTGGGTTAAAACTCAATTGTATGCAGACGAATACCCTACTTTCCAACAAGTTATTGATGTTCCTAGCAATCAAGTTCCTGTAATGCCCACACTATTTGAAGGCATTGAAAAAGCTGGCGAGTTTTCGGAAAACGGCTTTATCTATCTTAAAGATGGTTTTGTTTCTACAAACCTTAAAGATAATACAGGAGCACAATACGAAGTTGAAGGTATGGCTTCAAACGTAATTTGCCTTAACGTTGAAAGGGCAAAACTAATTGCTCCTTTTGTTTCCACAGTTGACCTTACTACTTACACCGATAGAGTTTTCTTTTTCGGTAATAATATGCGAGGTGTTATTATTGGAGCGATTGTAAATGAAGTCGGCAACGATTGAACTAATTTTGCTGCAGCTGAAAGATTTGCTAAAGCTTAGCGGCTGGAAGCTTTCTTTCGCTAGCAAATACTACGGCGGCATTAAAACTTTTGAGATTACTATTACAAGGGAAATGTAATGGCCATTGAGTTTGCCGCCAGCCGTCCAGATCGTCAGCGGAGGGCTCGCCGTATGGGGCGAGCCACTCCTACCCTAGAAGCTGCACAAATCCCGCCAGCGCCCGCGTATGCGACCCTGAGCCCTACTGAGCTATTCGCCATTCATAAGGCCCGCTTCGCCTATGACGTTGAATGCTATCCAAACTACTGGCTAGGTTCTTTTAGAAGCTTTGAAGACAAGAAAGTTATTTATTTTGAACTTGATCCAGACGGATATAAAATTAATAGTACTCTCTTAACTTTTGAAGTTTGGCGTGACTTGCTAAACTATATGCTTCACAGATTTACCATTATTGGATTTAATTCTATTAACTATGACTTTCCTTTAACTGGCGCAGCCCTTGAAGGCTTAAATACTTCGGCACTTAAAGACGTGTCTAATAGAATTATCAATAAAGATTATCCTACTTTTGTTGGTCCTCTTTCAAATTGCAATCACATTGATTTGATTGAAGTTGCACCGCTTGAAGCAAGTCTTAAGATTTACGGAGGTAGAATGCACTGCCAACAAATCCAAGAATTGCCATATTATCATATGAAGGATTTGTCTTACACAGAAGCTATCAACGTCAGAGATTATAACATCAACGATCTTGACGTTACCATGCTTCTTTATAATGAGCTTGAACCTTATATCAAGCTTCGTGAAGAACTTGGTTCGCAATACGGAATGGATTTGCGATCCAAGTCAGATGCTCAAATTGCCGAAACTGTTATTGTTAGTGAACTTCGCCAAGCCGGTATTCGTGTGGGCAAAGCCCCCAAATGGGATTTTGGTACTGTTATTAAATACAAAGTTCCTGACAATATTAGCTTTAAAACTCCGAAGCTTCAACATGTTTTAGAGGTAATTAGAAATGCCGAATTTGTCATTTCTGCCAAGGGCGCTACAACTACACCTGAGATCATTGCCAGTCTCAACATTAACATTGGGCGTTCTACTTATAGGATGGGTAATGGCGGATTGCATTCCTGCGAAAAGTCAGCATCCTATTATTCGTCTAATGAAAATTTCATTGTTGATAGAGATGTTGCAAGTTACTATCCTTTTATTATTCTTAATCAACAGCTTTATCCAACTCACCTTGGCGAACGTTTCTTAGACGTTTACATGGCAATTGTTCTTAGGCGTCTTGAAGCAAAAGCAGCAGGCAATAAAATCTTTGCCGATGCTCTTAAGATCGTTGTTAATGGAAGCTTTGGAAAGCTTGGAAGCACGTTCAGCAAGCTTTATACTCCTGATCTTCTTACTCAAGTTACAGTAAGTGGCCAGCTTTATCTGCTAATGCAAATTGAGGAGCTTGAATTAAATGGCTTTAACGTCATATCGGCAAACACAGATGGAATTGTAACAGTCGTACCTAAAGCAAGATACACCGCATTTGAAAACATTATCAATGCTTGGGAAAAGCGAACAGGTTTTACCACTGAAGAAACAAGATATAGATCAATTCACTCTAGAGATGTTAATAACTACATAGCAGTTAAAGAAGACGGCAACTGTAAGTGTAAAGGCATATATTCCGAAACAGGAAGTGCTCTTAACAGCGTACTTAGTAAAAACCCAGAGTCTAATATTATTTCAGATGCAGTGCAAAGTTATATTGCAAACGGAACAAAACTTAGGGATACAGTACGCGCCTGTATAGATATTAGAAGATTTATTAGCTTACGAACCGTTAAAGGCGGCGCTGAGAAATCAGGACAATATCTCGGTAAAGCAATTCGTTGGTACTATTCCACAGAAGCTAAAGGAACGATTAACTACGTGCTATCTGGTGACAATGTTCCAAAGAGCGAAGCCGCTCAACCGTGCTTACGCCTACCTTCTTCTATTCCACACGATCTAGACTATAACTACTACATCAATGAAGCTTACGAAGCTCTTAAAGACGTAGGAATTATAGCCAGACCTGAAACAGCTACTTTGTTTTAGCTTTGCGCTGTGTGCGTTGTAGAGGGTGACTGAGAAGGCGGCCCACCCGATACATTGTTGATCGGCTGCGAAGCCTTGTCGCTGCAAGCAGCAGTTATAATAGCAATTAAAGACAGACCAGCAATTAAAATCTTTTTATCGGTGTTCATATCAAACCTCATTGCGTTGGAGTAAATGTAGCAGTCATTAAAATTCCGTTTGTAATAGCCGCTAAAGAACCAGTACCAGAAGTAATTTGTAAGGCCAAGGTTAATGTAACATTTCCGGTATTTATATTTGCAAGCGGTCCACCTGACATTTGAAGCATATTAGAATAAATAGTATCAGGCGCAAAGTTGATACCCGGAGCACCAGCGCTATAAGGTCCAGAACTCCAAGTTCCACTTGCAATGATATTAGTAGAACCGCCACCGCCTGTTTGCGTTTCTATAATTTGCCAAGTACCAGCAGCAGAAGTTAAAGTAGTATATGGAGTTGTTGCTGATCTTGTGCTTAACTGAGCATTAAAGTTCCAAAATCCACCAGTTGTAATTCCTGTAAAGTTAATAAAGCAAGAAGTGTTTGCACTTACATTAGAAATCGAACCAGTTCCAACACCGTTTACAACTTTAGGAACAAGAACTGAACCAGTAGTGGATTTAACCTTATTGCTGTCTGTAGTATCAGAAAACAATTGTCCAACACCCAAAGCCGATAAAGCAGCAGACATGCCAGCATAGCTAGGTGGAGTGATGCCAGCAACAGTACCAGCCCCGGCTACACTGGCAAGCGGAATAGTGTTGTGATTTCCAGTGCTTTGAGTAACCGAAGAGAAGTTGCCAACAACTCCATTTACAGAAATTGTTCTAACTAAAACATCATAAGAAGTCGAAGGTTGTAAGGGAGCAATAATTACTTCATTTTTGTCAGCAGCAATAGTTCCCCAAGGAATGTAGACAGTTGCGCCATGCAGACAGTAATAAACTTCAAAAGCTCTTACATTTGCAGCAGCAGCTGGCCAAATAACATCTAACGCATCTACAACAGTAGAACCAGAACCATTAATAAAAGTAGAAGTTGCTGTTACAGTGCCCACATTAATAAGCTGAGCCGGATCATAGCTTAAACCTTGAGAAGGTGCAGTATAGCTATTAATTGTGCCACTGCTATAAACAGCCGCGCTTTCTTCTGTAAGTTCAAGATCAATTCCGCCAGCAGGGTTAATGCTTTGCTTTGTAATTCTAAACAGCTTGTTGACAAAACCAAGTGGTGCAAAGCTTAAAGTGCAACAGTTGTAATTCTTAGCCTGAAAAGCTCTAAGATTAAATGTTGCTTTAAATACACCGCTTAGACGGCTTTTGTTAAGAGCAATCCAGGCAAGTTTTTGTGCAAGTGCGGCCGATTGAACACATTGAAAATCAAGGTTCATTCTAGCTGGAAAGTTGTTGTCTTGGCTTAAATATGTTGCACTTTTAACAGAAGGATAAGGTGCAGATTGATACAAAACAGTTTGTGAAGGATCAATGAAAGTCCCATTAACTTCATTATATTGTGAAGTAATGCTAGCTTTTGGCGTCCAAACAACACCAGAGATAATATCGTCATCGGTAAAAGCAACAGCAATAGAAGCTGTATCATCAACAGCAGGATAATAAGACCACAGTCCCCCAGTATCAACTAAAACGCCTTGCGATCCTGAGCTAATAATATTTTCATTAGTGGAATGTGTATCGCCAGTGCTAAGCACCATATCTGTATAATATTGAGCCGCTTCGCATTGGTTTGCTGCTAAAATAAAAGAAGCATAATCAATATCATTTAAATTTACACCTCTACCGGCAACAAGTATCCATTCGTTTGTTTGTGGGTTTTGAATACGCCAACCGATCAAATACCAGAGCATTTGAAGGGCATTGTTGAGCCCAAGAGGTACACCGTTGCTATCAGTTGTAGCATAGTCCCAAGTTGTCTGATCATTGGCCCTGTGTGAGCCTGAGCCGCCTACAGTGCTATCTCTGCGAGGATCATAGACCAAAGCCCCCTCAACCACCTGAACAATGCGGTTGGGGAAACCATTGGGCATTTTCTTTTGGTCATAAGTCCATTTTAGCCTGTAGTAAGCTAAGCCAGTTAAAGAACAAGAAGAGTTCCAAAGAGTACCTTGACCAGCAGCTAAGTTAGTTGCTGTAACGCCCATAGTGTTATACAGAACGTTTAAGAAGCCGCTCTTAGTAGTAGTGCCTGTAGAAGAAACAATAGTTTCGGTCACATTACCGCTAGAAATTGAGCAAGCATTTCCTTCAATCCAAAGAGATTGAAAAGAATTGATTTTGTGAGTTGCAGCAACAATTATCTGATCATAACCAGCGGAACCATAAACTTCCCAATATCTAATATCATTGCCAGCAGGAGCTTTGCCGAAAACAATTTTTCTATATTCATCAGGATTTAAAGTTTGTTGTAAAGCAGTGTTAGTTGAAGAATTTTTCTTTGCATTCATAGGTGCAAGAACAGAGCTTACAACTAAAGCCCCTCCACCGATAAGCAAAGACGCTGCAAGGACTGTACCAAGACCAGGTACAAAAACAGCCGCTGCAATGGCAATTACGCCAACTACTGCTTTAACAACACTAGACATTGTAACAGCCATCCATTTCTAACAGCGGATAAACAACCAAACCTTCATCGCCTACAAAATAAGCCATTCCACCGTATGCAATGCCAAGTGCACAATTGAATACGCTGTTATATTCAGCATCTTGTTGTATTTTATTAACAGAAGCTTTTACAATATCTCCAGTTACTGCAAAAGCAACATGCTTTTCTTCACCAAAATACTTTTCGCACAAAGCACTAATGCTTTCAGCTTCACCCAATAACACTTTAGCGGCGCCAGCAGCTGTGTCATATTTGCCTTCAAAAGGCTCATAATAGTCTACGCCAGTTGTAACTTTAACACAGCTAGTTGCCCACATTACACAATCAAAAACGCCCCATTCCATGGGCGTCTGCATGTTGGTTTTGATGTGTTGTCCTAAAAGAGTAATCCAATCTTTATCTACTTTAGTAAGACGACATTTTGAAGTTTGCGAGGTATTGACCATAAGAAGGGCCTCCGCTTATAAGTTGAGAGCTAGCATTAGAACTAGTTTGTCCAATTGTCGGAACTTTGTTTGCCAAGTCGTATACATATGCTTGAGAGTTATCGGTAGTGTCAATTTGCTTGTTTTCGATGTAGCGCGTTCCTAATGCTTGGCCCGCATAAGCTTGCTGGCTTTCAATTATTACTTCAATAGTGCCACCTGAATTAGGATCAATTGAAATATTAAGTTGATCAATTCTGCCGCTTTTAACTCTAGCTGGCTTTCCAAGCATATTTCCATTACTGTCTAAAGTAGCAAGCCACAAATAAGCAAGTTGCCTTTGCCAAAGATCACTGTTAACATTGATTTGATGCAAATAATCATTTGAAAGATCAACACCCGGAAGCGTCAAAGTAACAGATTGGCTACCGTCTATAGCATCTGTAATAGCTCCAATAGAACCAACATTTCCAATTCCAAGAAACGTTAAACCGTTCAAAGGTGCATCATAACCAGAAGTAAAAGTAATATTTCCAATACCAGTATGGATGTAAACAGGTTCGCCAACAAAGTCTAAGCGAACAAGCCACATAGGATAAATTGAAGGACTTACAATTGCCGCTGCTGTAGCGGTATCTAAAGAACGCGCCATTATTCAACAGCCTCAATTAAGTCAAGAGTAACTGAATGATACAAAGGAGCATCGTAAATCCAAGATGCAATATCATCAGTGTTTGCACTCATTAATACTGTAGGCACACCTTCACCATCTGTAGTAGAGTGAAAATAAGTAGCAACTGAACTTTCTTCAATTTGAGCACCGTAAACATAATATCCACTAGTTCCATTGCCTGCGTAAATAGAACTATATGAAGCATCTGTAGAATAAAATTGCATTTGAGTAATATCAGAGTCAAGAGTTCCAGTTACAGTAACTCTATACCATCCAGCATTTAAACCAGAGTTAGAAATGCTTACAGCAGTTGTTACACCTCTACCGCCACCAGTAGACGCATAAGGAGTTGAAGCAACGCCAGTTGCAGCGTCAAAGCCGCAGCCAATAGCATATTGATTTTGACTGTCAACCATTTGAAGAAGAAATTTACCATAGCCATTTGTTTTTACAAACAAGCTGGAAGTAAAAGGAACATTTGGTTTTATTTGCACATAGCTACTAGAAAACGTATGTTGTGTATTAGCTGTAGAAGGAATTAAGCTCCAAGCATCTAAGTTAGAATTTAAAGCATTTTGAACAGTTCCTGGATTTGTAAAAGTAAGAAGTCCAGAATTAGTCCAAGGAGAAGTTAAAAAGGCATTGCTATATGGAAGTTTATTATTGCTAGGAATAGTGCCATATTTACCAATTTTAAGGGTAGCACCATTAACAGGTGAAGCTCTTAAAGTAGGTTTAAATTTAACTGTTGCAAGGCCAGATGAATTAGACCAACAATCATCTGTTACAAGTTTAAGTTCATCATTTACAGTAAAATAATCACCTCTTTTAAAAATCAAAGTTGAGGCTATTAAACTTATAATGTTTAAAGAACTTCCAGTTTGACCAGCTCCGTTAACAAAAGGACCGGCTGTAGCTTGTGGCGAAATGCCATAATTAGAGCTAGGACCAACATAACCCGGAACAGGCATGCGAAACTTATTACCTTGACCTTCTAGCTGAACTAGAAAGGTTCGGATCATTGCAGCAGCATCACCATCAACCATAGACAAATCACCCTTGTAAGTCCAAAGAGCATAAGGGTTAATAAGAATTTGTCTTTTAGAAGTAAACGGTGAACGTAAAACAGTTGTTTTGCGGCTTAAATTAAAAATACCGCCAGATTTAAAACCAATGCGTTGATCAAGAGGAAAATTAATTATGCTGCTCATCTTGTTCTACCATTTAAGCTTTGACGGCCAATCCTGTTGCTAACATCTTTGCTTGCTTGTTGTCTAGCAATGTTAAGCAGAACAGGAGCATATTCTTGTTCAACGATTTTTCTAAAGCGCTGTTCAATATCAGCGGGATTTGCACCGCCAAAGTTAGCACCTCTAAAGTCCCAAGTATGGGAAATAGGTGCATGATTGTTAGCAGGCATATAAGTAACACTGCCCACACTACCACCATTCGCAAAATGATTATTAAGCGATTGACCTTTATTAATAGCATCAAGCAACGGTCTGTGTTGTGCAGCAGCCGCTGCATTTATTACGTATTCACCAGCTGAAAGCATAGCTGGAACTTTGTCTTCCCTAGGACCACCCGGTCCGGTCACGGGACCACCGTTGGCAAGGTGCAGCATAGCCAAAGCCTGCCCTACAGCCATTGTAGAGGCCATGCCAGCCGCCGCAGCGGCGTCAGCAGCTCCAAAGCTCATGATAGAGGCCATAACAGCAGCCGGGGTATAAGCAGCCGTCAGCACCGCCGCCTGGGCCACGCCAGCAGACGTAGTTGCCGCCATTGCAGCTTTACCAAGAAGCTGTTGAAGCAACCATTGCTCACCCATTTTAACAAGGCTTGCAATAAGATCAGAAACGGCATTGTTAGCAACGTCTCTGATAGCTTGGCCGAACTTTTGAGTACCAACAAAAGCTTTGCCGATACTATTAGCTAGACCATCGCCAATAGTAGTAGCTGCTTGAGTGAAGCTGTCAGTAAGTTGTTGAGCAGTAGATTTACCAGTATTAGCCAAACGTCCTAAAGCGGTTGTCATCATATCAGCAAAAGTACTTTTGCCATTAGCAATATTCATTTCAGCTTGAGCTTGCTTAATATTATTTACAGCAAGCTTGTACTGAGTTGCACTAATACTACCAGCAGCCCATTGTGCTCTTAGAGCAATAAGCTGTCCGTTGTACTTAGCTGTTTCGTCTTCCAAACTAGAAAGAGGTGATTTAATTGAATTGAGTTCGGCACTGAGACCAGCAGTCAAACCAGCATTACTAATAGCCTTTCGACCTTCTGGAGTATTTTCCATACCCTTGGAACGAACAACTTGCTCTTCTTTCGCAATAGCAAGTCTAACTGCACGTTCTTTATTGCTCAAGCCAATGGATGCAGTTTCCAAATTAATAAGTTCAATTTGGTTTGCATAGCTTTCATTAGCGGCTTGTAAAGCAGAAATTTCTTTTTGATAAACACCACTTTCAATAAGTTGTTTTTGCTTATCATATGCAGTTTGAGCGGCTTCTTGTTGCTTCTTACCTTTAGCTTCGGCAAGAACAACACCAGCTTGATACAAGGCATTTTCTTGTGCTATTTGCTGATTAGCTTGATAAACAGTCAAAGAGCCATCAGCCACGGCTTTATTAGCTCGCAGTTGAATATTGTTAGAAGCTTCAGTCTGATTATTCTTAATAACTTGAGTTTCAATAGCTCTTAAGTTTTCATTATTAAGAATAGCTTGTGCTCTAGCAGCAGCTTCGCCAATGGAAATATGCTTACCGGCGGCTTCACCGTTAGCTTTACCAACGGCATCCGCATACTTAGCAGCAGCAACATCGCCTTTTTCATAAAGCTCAATACTTTTAGCCAAACCAACGTTTTGTTGATTTAACTTATCAGTTCCGTCAGAATAACGTTCCTGTGGGCTTTTGTGTTCAACATCTTGCTTTTTAAGCTTAGCAATTTGTTTGTCAATTTCACTAAGAGCATCGCTGGCTTTTGCACTTAAGCCACTTCTTCCAATATCATCCATAACAAGTTTACGGGCATTCATAAGTTCAGTAATCTTACTGTACTTAGGAGCGTATTCATCCATAGCCAAAGCAGCGCGAAGACTTGCTTGGCGCTCTTCTTCAGCAGCAGCGGCTGTAGCAGCAGCTTTTTCTTTCTTAGATTTAGCAGCCGCTTTATCGTCAGCCATGCTTTGAGCACCTGGAAAACCAGCATAATCGCTAGCTCTTTGATTGTCTCCTGCATCGCCAAATAAAGACTTACCAGTGTTTAAGAAGAAATCACCAACCGCTTTTTTAGTACCATCAATAGCTTTGGTAAATTCAGATTGTTCTTTTGCAGCATTTTTAGTCTTAGCCGCAAAAGTTTCAATAAGCAAGTTGTCAGCGTCTAAAATGCGGCCTTCTTCAGTAAGCTTTTTAATAAGCTCATAAGTAGTACCGTCAAGACCACCAACTTTTTCATTAAGATCAATAGCCCCTTTTATGGGGTCTTTCATAGCAGCGGCCCAAGTTTTTAAAGCTTCGGGAGCTTTATCACCTGTTGCAGCCATATAATCTTTAAGCTCTAATTGAATTTTGGTCATCACTTCAGTATTAGTAACGCCCATTCTAATCAAAGATAATTGATTTTTAGCAGAGGCATTTTCAGAAATACCAGCAGCTTCAGCAGTCTTTCTAGCTAATTCATCAAGCTGTTCTGCTGTCTTTCCAGTGGCAGTACCTAAGCCAACTGTTGAAAGATTTACAGTAGCTAAATGATTGTCGTAATCTGCCCACAATGCAATGAAGCCAGCAATAATTGCAATCGCAGCAGCAAAAGCGGCTGTAAACGGAAGCATTGCAGCCGTCAAAGCTCCAAAGCCTTGAGCAAGCAAAGTGGTAGAACCAGCAAGACGGCTAAAATCACCTCTTGCCAATTCTCTAAAAATTGTAACAGTTTCGCGCGCAATAAGAGAAGTGCTAACATGCAGTTGCATACTAGCACCAGCAACCTTAGTCATTTCCCCATCGGTAACAGCCCAAGCTGTGCGCTTAATTTCTTCAGCAGCAGCCATTTCAGCGGCGGAAGCAATGGCAGCTTCAGCTTGAGCCTTTTCGCCTTTAACAACAGCGGCTGTACGCAATTGCTCTTCTTCAATAAACACAGAAGCGCTTTGCTTAGCAGACTTACCGCTAAGACCAAGCTCGCTTGCATATTTAATATTGCTTTGGAAAGTTTGAGCTTCTTGAAGAGCTTTTACCTTTGCATATTCAACTTGTGTCCTAGCAACTTGAGAAAGATAATCAGCTTTTTGACGTTCAATGATTTCTTCTTGAGCAATCAATTCTGAAAATACAGCAGCACTTTCTTTAGCGCTCTTTCCACTTAAATCAATTTCAGCAGCTTGGGCGATTGTGTATTGGAAGTTACTAGAAGCTTGCGCCTCTCTAAGCTTGTCAAGAGCTTCTTGCTGTTTAAGCATATCTTCAAATACAGAAGCGCTATCTTTGGCAGATTTACCAACACTACCAACGCCAAGTAAGGTATTAACATCAGAAGCAAAGTTAGTACCTTGCTGGATAGCTTTAAGCTTTTCCAGTTGCTGAATAGTTCCAGTAATAGAAGCAGCTGTTTTATCAAAATTGTTAGAGTTAGCAGCTAAAACTAAAGCATAGTTTCCAGCGCTTAAAACACCAGCTTCGTATAAAGCATCAGCCTCTTTAATAACATTATTCGAACGCAGTTGTGCAGCAGAATACTTATCAACAGAAGCCAAAAGCTTATCAACTCTGTCTGCATAATTAATAACAGCTTGAGCGGCTTGAAGTTGATTATTATAAGACGCAATGTATGCGCTATTTAAAGCTTGCCAACCGCCAGCAGCTTGAATTTGTTTTTGAGTTAAAGTAGCTGTGCTATTTCCAAGATTGGCGATAATTTCAATCTGTGCAGCAGCAGTAGCTGTTAAAGAGCCAACCTGCTTTTCAGTTACTGCTGCCGCATCGCCAAGCTCTCTAACCTTTCCAATAGCAGAAGGTACAGAAGAACTATCAATGGCAATGCCTAAAGTAGCTAAGTCGGTCATTAGCCTTCTTCCTGTACGTCTTCAGAAGTGTCTTCAGTTTTACTAAGTTTGGAAAGTATGTATTCTCTATCAAGTTTGAGAATAGTAGCCAATTCCCATTCCTCTAAACTTGAATGTGTCACGTTTTGCCAAGCCTGTATAGCTTGCCAAGAAAGCTGTTTAGGGCCTGTTTCGCCCACTTCACGTAAACTACTTAGTTGAAGAAACTTTGCCCACACTAGGCTACCTAATGTGGGCAATTCTGGTCTATCCGGGTCAGAAAGAGGTGTTGACGTTCCTCTTTCTTCTAACTTTTCGAAATGCTGGCGTTGGGTTAAACCATCGCCAGCCGGTGCATCTAAAGCAAATTCAGATAAACCATATTCGACTATTTCTTCAACTAAGCCTGAAAAAAAAGCGATAAGTCGCCAACAGCCTTGTCAACTTGCTGTCTAATCCACTTGTTTTCTAAATAAAGCTGCTTGGCGTTTGCAGTAGAAAAAGCAATTTCTTCACCTTTGAAGAAAACAACAGGACGGCTGACATCATCCAGCTTAGTACGCCAAGCAGTAGTACACTTAGATAAAAGTTCTGACGCTTCTTGTTCATTACCTTCAACAGTAGTAATGGTTGGCTTGCCACGTCCAACTGCTTGAAGCTTAAGAGATTGATTAATCTTGCTATTTAAAGCATTTTGGAACACGCTACTTTCGCGCCCAAGAATGCTAATAAAAACGCCAATACCAGCTTCGGTTACAGGGTGAACAAGTTCAATCTCAACAGCATTGTCGCAAGCTTTGCGAGTATCAAAATCAGCAAGATCGACAACAGGAACAGCGGCAGAACTCTTAGACATTGTATTTCTCCAGTGTTAAAAAGTTAAGTGCTGAGATTAAGCAGCACTGTCTTGGATAGAAAGAATAGCTTGATCGGTAGTAGTACCAGCGCCACCAGCCGCATTGTATTCAGCGGTAAACGGATAAGTACGAACGATAAGCTTTTGACCATCATCGGGAGCATCACCAGTGAACTTAACACGCCACAGGTTAAGCGAGATAAAATCAGAAGTTGCGCTTTGGTCGGCAGAAGCAACAAAGACAATCTGAGTAGGAGTTTCAGATTGATACAGAGTTTGAATTTGCTGATCAGTGAACATTCCACTGATAGAACCGCTAACCTTGGTAACGCCACGGGTAAGGTCAACACCAACATTAGAACCGATAACAGGTTCAGCTTGAGCAACGCCAGCTTCAACACTAATGCTAATCGCAGTAGCATTTGCAAAAGAAGTACCGTTTAATAAAACGTCACCGTTAACAGAAGTTAGAATTGGGTTTGTAGTAACAGCAGAAGGAGTAGCCATTTGTTGAGAAGCATTGATAGTACGAGCAAGACCCATAAGCTCAAAATCAATAGTGCAATTGCCAGAGCCCGGAAGCTTAATGTCCATCTTATTTACCTTCATATCGGTAAATAAGTCAGACTTAGTAATATCAGAGTAATACTCTTCAATAGTATAATAATCGTTAGTTTGGCCGGTAACAGGAGCAACGGCCTTCTTACCAAAAACAGTTACAGTAGAAGTGGCAATTGGACCTTCAGCAACCATAGCTGTAGCGTTAAGAACAACGACAGTTGCAACAGTGGCAGTTAAGCCAGTGATCAGCAAGTTCTTGTTAATATTGGAAGCGTTGAAAACACCAACAGACAGACGAATAACATCACCAATTTTAAAACCGTCAGTAAGGTAAGAACCAGTACCACGAGTTACGGTGTAAGAAGGACCAGCACCAGCGATAGTAATTGAAACAGCAGTAGCAGCAACACCAGCAACAAAAGTTTGGCGAATAATAGAGCCCATAAACAGCTTATAAGTAGAAGCTGAAAGCAAGCCAGAAAACTTCATATCTGGCTTCTTGTTACCATAAGAAATACCGCGATCCTGTTGATCAGGGTTAATTTCATTATTGGTAAAAGTAGCACGATCCATCTTACCAACGGAAGAAACACGCCGCAAGATTTGACCAGCAGAAGCAGTAACGTTAGGTACGCCAAGCCCGCTTTGCTTAGCAACCACAGTAATTTTAGAAATACCCTGAGCAGTAGCCATTTTGCAGCTTCCTTAGTTTAAGCCGTTTGCAACATACATGATCTTTAAAGTAACAATCCAGCGATCACCATCAGCCTTGCCTAGGCTTATCGCAGGGGTTCGGGTTACTTGTACCTTAGTTTGTCCCTTTGTAAACTGGGAACCTTGGTAGAAGACTGTTCTATACAGTTCAGCCCTTGCATCTGCATCCTTTGGACCATTGTTTAAAGGATAGCATAAGCTAATTTGAAAAATTCCTTGTTCTTGGAAAAAACCACCAACTCCAATTTCAGGATTTAAAGGCTGAGCTGGCATTAAATGAACACGTTGATAAGGAACGTCTTCAGTAGCTTCAAATACTCTGTTTTCCCAAGCAGTTGAAATCTGAGGAGTGATAGAGTCTAAAGCTTTTTCAAGAGCCTGTCTTATTTCTATTTGGCTCATTTTCTAATCCTCGCAACAGATTTATTAACAATGTCTTCAAATTCAACAACAGTCAAACCAACCATTCCATGAGGTGGAACTTGACTAGAGTGTTCACCATCTTCTAAAACTCTAGCATATGGCAAACTATTAGTTATATAATGAATGTGTCCGCTTGCTTTGTCTGGCATTAAACCAATTTGATCAATGCTAATTTGACCAGTTGGATCAATATCGTCAGTAGTTAATTCATTTACCTTATCTAAACCATATTGCCAATTAGCTTTAAACTTGCCACCTTCATAACCAGGAGGCGGAGGCAAAGATTTAGGAGCCCAAAGGCTAGGATCGCCTACAGGACTTTTTTCAACAAGACTTTCCATAACGCCTAATGCAACTTGTCTAACAAGAGCGTCAGATTGATTATGCAAATCTCTTTCCCATTTGTAAAAAAAGTCTGCAAACTCGCCCATTACTTTCGCCTAATGTGATATACATAGTAAGCAGGATTTTCAGCAGCCATTTGTACTGCCATGCCCACAATAGTATATTTGGACCCTTGCGCGATCATTTTATCGCCAACCGAAGGCATTACACTTAAAGCATTTGCTGCAACGGTAAATCGTTTGTCGCT